CTCTACGAGCCGGATGAATCAGGGGCTTATGTCTCTGGCGTAGCTTGGAATGGTCTTGTGACTGTTTCTGAGACTCCATCTGGTGCTGAGGCCAACCCGCAGTACGCAGACAACATGAAGTACTTGAACCTGATCTCGGCCGAGCAGTTCGCTGCAACGCTCGAAGCGTTCACGTACCCCGATGAGTTCCAGAAGTATGACGGCCTCGCGGTGCCTACTCCGGGTGTCACGGTGGGACAGCAGGCTCGCAAGGGCTTCGGTTTGTCCTATCGGTCCCTGAAGGGCAACGATCTCGAGGGTGATCAGTACGGTTACAAGCTGCATCTCGTGTATGGCTGCACTGCCAGCCCTTCCGAGAAGGCTTACAACACCGTCAACGATTCGCCTGAGGCCATCCAGTTCAGCTGGGAGATTGCCACTATTCCGGTGGCCGTCCCCGGTGTGATGATTGGTGGAAAGCCGTTGCGGCCGACGTCGATCATCACAGTGGACTCGACTGAGGTCGGGGCCGAAGAGCTGGCTGCTCTGGAGCTGATCCTCTATGGTGACACCGCCGTTGACCCACGTCTGCCTCTGCCGGCCGAGGTCATCGCGATCATCTCAGAGGGTGTTGTTGAGTCCGCCATGCCCACTGAGCCGGCGTACAACAACTCCACCGACATCGTTACCATCCCGACCACCACTGGTGTTGAGTACCTCGTCGATGGTGAGGTTGTGCCGGCTGGTGCCTATGGCCCGATCACTGAGACGATCGTCGTCACCGCTCGCCCACTGGAAGGCTACGTCTTCCCGCCGAACAGTGATGAGGACTGGACCATCGTCTTCGCTTGATCATTTGATTGGAGGTAGAGAATGCTCAGAGTGCTCGTCAAAGGAGAGGAATTGTGGAATGAGACAAAGAACGAGTTCGTTCCACCGAAGTATCCGGATGTCACTCTAGAACTTGAGCATTCTTTGCTCTCTGTGTCAAAATGGGAGTCGAAGTACGAAAAGCCGTTTCTCGTTGCAGGTAAGACTGTCGACGAGATTTACGACTACATCAAAGCAATGGTAGTAACGCCCGATGTTGACCTCGGCGTTCTGGACAATTGTCCTCAAGAGGTTCTTAGTGCGGTTCAAGAGTACATCAACTCGAACCAAACAGCAACAACTTTTGGACATATGCCAGAACGCCGAGGTCGGGGTGAAATCATCACCGCTGAGCTTATCTATTTTTGGATGGTCAACTTCAACATCCCATTTGAATGCGAGAAGTGGCATCTCAATCGCCTGTTTGCTTTGATCCGTATTTGTAACATCAAGAATTCGAAGCCTAAGCGCATGTCGAGGAATGAGATGGCCCAGAGAAACAAAGAGATCAACGACAAGAGAAGAGCCGAGCTAAATACCAAGGGATGAGAGGAGGGTCATGGCAGCACTCGTTTGGGACGAAGTAGGAAGTCGAACGTACGAAACTGGTGTGGACAGAGGCGTCTTGTACCTTCCAGAAGGTGGTGCAGTTCCTTGGAATGGTCTTGCTGAAGTTGTCGAAAAACACGATGGGGAATCGACTCCAGTTTACTTCGATGGCTCCAAGATCAATGATCTGATCGCCGTTGGTTCTTTTCTAGGGACTGTGAAAGCAATCACATATCCCGATGAGATGACCGAGCTTGAAGGTATGGCTAAGGTCACCGACGGGATCTTCCTTGGTCATCAAAGACCAAAACTGTTCGGGTTGTGCTGGCGAACCAGAGTTGCCAACGATCTCGAAGAGGACGCGGGCTACAAACTTCATCTTCTCTACAATGTTGGAGCTGTTCCAAGTGACAAGACATATTCCACAGTCGCGGATTCACCGAGTCCTGCTGACTTTGAGTGGAACATCACCGCAGTTCCAGAAGAAGCCCCTGGTTTCAAGCCGACGGCTTATGTTGTCCTTGACTCAAGGGCGGTCAACCCCGATCTGCTAGCAGAGTATGAGCATATTCTCTATGGATCCGAGTCGACCATTCCCGCCATGATCCCTCTGATTGATTTTGTCAACAGCCTTTACTATGGCTACAAGTGGAAGATAATCGACAATGGTGATGGCACGTTCACCGCGATCACACCGATCGAAGGTCTTCTCGAGGAAGGACTTACAGAGGGTGAGTGGATTCTGAACGATGTCAACGTTACGTACTGGACAGATGATCTGTACACAATGCGCGATCAGTTGGTTTGATCATGTTTGCCATCGAGGCTAAGGGAAACTTCAAACGGACTAGAGAGTGGCTTGCAAGTATCCATAATCGGGAGCTGTTCAGAGATCTGGAACGATGGGGCCAGATGGGTGTCGATGCTTTGAATGCAGCAACACCTAGAGATTCTGGATTGAGCGCTGGTTCTTGGCAGTATCGGGTTATTCGTAACCAGAGATGGCCAGGAATCGAGTGGTACAACGTGAACGCAGCAGGCCAATCGAACACGCCTGTTGTAATCCTCATTCAGTACGGTCATGCAACAAGAAGTGGCGGGTATATTCAGGGTAGAGACTTCATCAACCCTGCAATGAAGCCCGTGTTTGAGAAGATCCGACAAGAGCTATGGAAGAAGGTGAGATCATGAGCGGTGTAGAAGACAGCATTGTCGAAATGAAGTTTGACAACGTCAAATTCCAGCAGAAGATGGAAGAGACCATTCGAGCCCTTGACAAGCTTCGCGCCAGCCTTGATTTCGCTGCTGGTCAGAAGAGCATGGGTGATCTTTCAAAGGCTGCCAAAGACTTCAACATTGCTCCAATGGGCACCAGTCTTGAAGATGTAAGCGCAAAGTTCATTGCTCTTTCTACCATCGCCATCAATGTTTTGTCTCGGATCACTCAGGCTGCATTCACTTCGGGTGTTCAGGTTGTCAAAGCATTCACATTGACGCCAATCACCTCCGGCTTCCAAGAGTTCGAAACGAACATGAATTCGATTCAGACGATCTTGGCTAACACCAAATCTGATGGATCAAATCTGCAAGATGTCAACAAGGCCCTGGACGAGATGAACCATTACTCGGACAAGACCATCTATAACTTCTCGCAGATGGCCAGAAACGTGGGTACCTTCACGGCGGCTGGTGTGAATCTTCAGGATTCAACAAATGCCATCAAGGGTATTGCCAACCTGGCCGCCATTTCTGGCTCGAGCGCGGATCAAGCGTCCACCGCCATGTATCAGCTTTCTCAGGCCCTTGCTGCTGGTAAGGTGAGTCTGATGGACTGGAACTCGGTCGTCAATGCTGGTATGGGTGGCGAAGTGTTCAAGAAGGCCCTGTTTGAAACAGGCAAGGCCATGGGTACTATCACCGACGTTCCTCTCGGCGCCTCGTTCGAGGAGTGGGAGAAGAAGGGTGGTACCTTCCGTGAGCAGATGCAAAAGGGTTGGATCACTGCGGATGTCTTGAAGACGTCTCTTGGTGCCTTCTCTGGTGAGCTTGATGCATCAGCACTTTCTGCATTGGGTTTCAGCGACGCCGCAGCTCAAGAAATGGTTGATCTAGGCAAGCTCGGTGTTGCTGCTGCCACCGAAGTGAAGACTCTCACTCAGTTGATCGGCACGGTCAAGGAGGCCGTGGGGTCTGGTTGGTCAATGACCTTCCGTACTGTTGTCGGTGATTTTGCTGAATCGAAGGCACTGTTCACCGACATCAACAACGCCATTGGCGGGTTTGTCGGCAAGTCTGCAGATGCTCGTAACCAGCTTCTTGCTGAGTGGAAGTACATGGGTGGACGTACCAAGCTGATCGAGGGTCTCAAAGACGCTTTCGGAGCACTTGGTAACGTCTTCACGGCGGTCAAAGATGCGTTCCGAAATGTCTTCCCCAAGACTACCTCGGCTGAACTGTTCAGCATGACTGAAAGCTTTGCAAACTTCACCGAGAGGCTTCGAGAGCTAACTGAGAACTGGATGCCAAAGATCCAACAGGCTTTCCAGGGTTTCTTCTCGGTTATTTCAATTGTCTGGGAAGTTGCCAAAGGTCTCGGCAACGTCATCAAAGCAATCTTTGGAGAAATTGTCGAGGTGCTTGGTGGTCCTAGTGCAGGACTCATTTCAAAGGTTGCTGGTGGTCTCAGTGACCTTCGAAAGACGCTTGTTGTTGATGGTGGTATCAAGGACTTCTTTGATACGATCATTGAAGGCATCCGAAAGCCGTCTGAATTCATCGACAAGTTGGTTGAAGGAGTTCAAGGTCTCATATCTGCCCTTCAAGGTGGAGGTGAAACTGACGCTCTTGACGGTGTGAACGATCGACTTGGCCGAGTCAGCGACTTGGTTCGATCAATCGGTGATGCATGGGACTGGCTCGTCGAGAAGACCAACGGTGTTCGCCAAGCAATTGGTGATTTGTGGAACTACATCACACAGTTCTTCCGTGAACTCGGCGATAGCATGAAGTCGGAGATGAACCAAGGCGACTTCGAGGGTGCGTTGGATATTTTCAACGTGGCTTTCCTCGGTGGTATCGCTTTGATGATTCGCAACTTCTTCAAGAACGGGTTCGGTAACCTTGGTGGGGGCATCATCGAGAAGATCAACAACATTCTCGGCCAGACCACAGACGTTCTGAAGGCGATGCAGACAGAACTGAAGGCCAGAGCTTTGATGGAGATTGCCATCGCGATGGGTGTTCTCACTCTTTCGCTTATTGGTCTCTCTATGATCGACTCGGCAGCGTTGACCAAGGCACTTGTCGCGATGGCTGCTGGATTTACTCAGCTGGTTGGCGTTATGGTGGCAATTGAGACACTTACCAGCATGAGTGGCGCATTCAGATTCGGCATCGTCGCGGCAGGGATGATTCTCTTGGCTGCAGCTATGGTTATTCTGGCTGCAGCTATGAAGATCTTGTCCACGATGAGTTGGAATGAGCTTGCTAAAGGTCTCGTTGGTGTCGCTGGTGGTTTGACTGCAATGGTTACTGCAGTCAACATGATTTCCACGAACACGGCGGGGCTTATTCGCGCAGGTATTTCCATGATCGCCATCGCCATCGCTCTTCGTATTCTTGCCAATGCCATGCAAGCGTTTGCTACCATGGGTTGGGAAGAGATTGCTAAGGGCTTGCTCAGTGTTGCTGGTGGTCTCACGGCTATGGTTACGGCAATGAATTTCATGCCTACTGCGGGGATGGTACAAGCAGGTCTTGGTATCATCGCGATCGCGGTTGGTATGCGCATTCTTGCTAATGCCATGCAGGCGTTTGCCACCATGGGTTGGGAAGAGATTGCTAAGGGCCTCGTTGGAGTAGCGCTTGGTCTTGGGGCAATCGTCCTAATCACAAACACAATGCCCGCTGGTGGAATGATTGCCATTGGCATTGGTCTTATCGCCGTTAGTGCAGCCTTGCTCGTCATGGCAGAAGCTGTGAAATCCATGTCCGAGTTGGATCTTGGAGAGATGGCTAAGGGCATCGGCGGTCTTGCGGCCATGATGCTTATTCTTGTCGTCGCGACAAACGCAATGAGCGGAGCTATGGCTGGCGCGGCTGCCATGATTGTTGTTGCTGGTGCAGTTCTTATTCTTGCCAAGGTTCTACAAGAACTTGGCGGAATGGACATCAAAGAACTCATCATTGGTCTCGTCGCTCTTGCTGCTGTCTTGGCACTTCTTGGAGGCGCAGCATATCTTCTGACACCAGTAATCCCAGCAATGCTTGGTCTAGGTGTCGCGATTGGCTTGCTTGGCATCGGCTTCGCGCTGATGGGAGCAGGCGCATATTTGGTCATCAAAGCACTCGAATTGCTCAGCAAGGTTGGCGTCGACGCGATGGAAGTTCTCATCCAGATGATCGCCATCTTTGTTGCTCGTGCTCCGTTGATCGGTATCGCGATTGCAAGAGTCATTGTTTCGGCAGCTACAGATCTAGCCGAAGCAGCACCAGCTCTGATCAAAGCACTGAAGGTTGTCCTTCTCGAATTGCTTGAAGCAGTAATCGAGTTGGCTCCGAAGATTGGAGAGGCATTCGGCGCGATTCTCACTGTGATGCTCGACCTCATCAAAGAGTTTGCACCACAGATCATTGAGGCAGGATTCCTTCTGATGATGGACTTCCTCAGAGGTATTCGAGACAACATTCACGAGTTGGTGGTTGTTGGTTCGGAGATTCTGGTGAACTTCATGCAGGGTCTTGCTGAGAAAGCTCCCGAGCTTGTCAATGCGGCTGTGGATCTTCTGCAGGCGTTCCTTGGTGCTATCGGTGAACGAGCTGGCGATGTTGTGACGGCTGGAATCAAGCTGCTCACGGATCTTCTTGCTGGCGTTGTTCAGAACATCAGCGATGTCATCACTACAGCCACAGACATTGTCATTGAATTTGTGGCCGGCATCGTTCAGAACTTGAGTAAGATCATCGCGGCAGGTGCAGATCTGCTTGTAAAGTTCTTGTTCGGTATTACGAGAGACATCATCAAGGTTGCAGACACGGTTGCCACAATTGTTGT